GCTTCTGGAGATGTGGCCAGCAAATTGCTTCAGTGTAATTTTGATGTTCGCAGTCTTCGTCCTTTTATTGGTAAGGATAAAAGGACGTATATCACCATGAATCAGAATGGGGTATTGAAGGCTGTTCTTGTGCAGAATGCTACGGCTACATTAAGGAAGGATGATTGGAAGATTTTGGATGATGCTATTGTTAAGGTTTCTACACCTCGTTTGAAGGCTGTTGGGGACCTTCGTGCCGCTGGTCTTACCTTTACCATTCCCAATGGTATGGGGAAGACTGTGCTGGAAACGGAGACAATGAGTGATATAGGTCCAGCTTCTGTCAGTATGGACGGTATAAGGGAAGGTGCTAATGATAGGCCGGTGTTTGAGCTTACAAATTTACCTCTTCCTATTATTCACAAAGATTTCCAATTCAGTGCTCGCCAAATAATGGCCAGCCGGAATGGCGGTTCACCTTTGGATACTACTTCGGCAGAACTTGCTGCTCGTAGGGTGGCAGAGGAAGCAGAGAAGCTTTTGTTGGGGGTTAGTACCGTAGCAGACCAATATAGCTTTGGTGGTGGAGTTCTTTATGGCTACACCGATTTTCCAAGTGCTATAACAGGGACGTTGACTTGTCCAACAAATAGTGGTTGGACAGGAGAGACTTTCTTGGGAGAGGTCCTTGTAATGATAACACAGCTTTATGCGGTTTATCATTATGGACCTTATATGCTTTATACTGCTCCAAATTGGGATAGATATTTGGACGATGATTTCAAAACCAACTCTGACAAGACTCTCCGTAATCGTGTAAAAGAGGTTAGTGCTATTCAGGATGTTAAAACTTTGGATTATTTGAGTGATTACGATATTGTTTTGGTTCAAATGACTTCTGATGTTGTTCGTGAAGTGATTGGTATGGATATCACAACCGTGGAATGGGATACAATTGGTGGACTTCAGAAGAACTTCAAGATTATGGCAATTCTTGTTCCACAATTGAGAGCTGACCAGGACAGTCAAACTGGTATTGTTTATGCATCTTGTGCATAATGGTTTAATTTTGGAAAGGATAGAAAAATGTTATTTAAGCTGAAGAAACGATGTGGTGACCATTATCAAAATGGTAAACGGTATAGAGCAGGGGATATTGTAGAATCTTCTCTTGACCTTTGTGTGAGATTTCCTGCTAAATTTGAAAGAGATTTTGCAGCAGAGCAGAAAGCAAACACTGCTCCAGCGGTTAGTAAACCTAACATTCCTCCTCCTGTCGATAAAGGTGGAGATAAAAATAAACCTTCGCCTTTATCGACAAAATATGGGGAAGATGTTACTTCGAAGTTTCCAACTGCTGAAGAAGTAGAAGTATTGGTCTTTGAAAAGTCAAAATGGTACACGGTTGTGGATAAGGCAGATGGTGAGGTTCTTAACGAGAAGAAACTTCGTAGAAAAGATGTTGAACCTTTCCTTGGTCAGTATTTGAGCGATGAAGATGAAAATACAGACGAGGATTAAAAGATGCCAAGGTGGATTCCAGAAAAGATATGGAATGGCCAAGATGTCTTTATAATAGGTGGCGGGAGTTCATTAGAACGATTTGATTGGAATTTACTCAAGAATGAGAATACAATAGGATGTAATGATGCTTTCAGGCATGGTGAAGAAATTTGTAAGATTTGCATTTTTGGTGATATCAAATGGTTTATGTCCTTTGAACGAGAGTTAGCTCATTATAAAGGTATTGTATTTACGAATTCCTCACAATTACAAGAGACGAAGGTACCTTGGCTTTGGACTATGACTCGGAGGGGGATGGGTCTTTACAAAGATGCTCTTGGTTGGAATGGTAATACGGGAGCTTCTGCTATAAATCTCGCCTTACTGCTTGGTGCTAAACGAATTTTCCTCTTAGGGTTTGATATGCACCTGTCGCAGGGAAATAAAGCCAATTGGCACCAGAATCGATTAAATAAGCCAAATAAAAACATATATTCCAAATTTTTGAAAGGTTTTGGAAAGTTGGTTGTAGATTTGAAAAAGAAATTTCCAGATGTACAGGTAATCAATGTTACAAATGATAGTTCTTTGGACTTATTTCCTAAAATAGATGTAGATAAATTTTGGAAAGAAAGGAGTGTTCGTAATGTCTAAAAAAATTCAAACCCTTTTAGTATCCGTTTCTATTTTAGGATTGGTTGTATTTATTGGATGTTCTTCTGTTCAGGATTTAATAATTCCAAGTTATATATCTCCGGCTGCTATTGATTATGTAGATGCTAATGTTCCAATTTTGACACCTTATACATCTCTTTTTGATGCAAAGACAATAGATAGAAAGATGGATTATGTACATCTACTTAATAGTATGACGGAAGAGGCAAGATATAAGTTTTTGAAGAGTGAATTAGCATTTCATATTGGGGTATCGGAAGAGTTTCAGCAAGCGATTTTTTCCCCAGAAGGACCTATTGGGTTACTGTTTCCGACCTTACTTGGAGGAAGTTTGGGGGCTTTACTTATAAAAAGACCTGGAGATAAAAGTAAGAAAGAATTAGAGGAATGATTGATGGCTGTGAGAACCACAAGTGCCTTGATAGAAGAGATTATAGAGGTAGATGAAGATATAACTCTTACCCCCTTTATTTCTGCTGCCAATGCTTTGGTGACGGAATGTTGTACTGGATATGATGAGGAATATTCTGATGCTCACCTGATAAAAATAGAGACTTGGCTTGCTGCTCATTTATATACGATTAGAGACCCGAGAGCAGAAAGTGAAAAAGCAGGTTCTGTGAGTGAGAAATTTCAAAGTAAGGTGGATATAGGATTTTCTACTTCCCATTATGGACAGATGGCTATGAGGTTGGACTATAAGGGAGGGTTGGCAAGGTTGGATAATAAATTGAAAAAAGGCGGAAAGTCCCCCAGTATGACTTGGGTGGGTAAGGAAGAAGACGATTTGTAACTGAAGGGAATTGATATGACTGATGATGATAAGCAATCTTTACAAGAAAGAATGGGCAAAATAGAAGTGAGGGTAAGCACACTGGAGAAATTTGTGGGAGAGCTTCGAGGAGATATAAAGGAAATCAAAGATAAGTTATTGGGCAGACCTTCTTGGTTTATTTCTTTATTGATTACGGCTTTGGTTGCTATTGTAGTGGCTTTGATTAAAATTCGTTTTGGCGGTTAAATGAGAATTATTAGTAAAATGTTGAAACAAAAAGCAGTCTATTGGGAATTATCTTCTGTAGAGTTTGATAATTATGGACAACCTATTCCATCTACTCCAATTGAAATAGATGTTAGATGGGAGGATGTGAGCGAAGAATTCCTTGATGCGAACGGCACCATGCAATTATCCAAAGCGAAGGTCTATGTTGACAGAGATGTGGAATTAGGAGGTGTTTTGATGTTAGGAGAATTGGATAGTAGTGTAGACGAAGATAATCCTAAGGAAAACGAAAATGCGTGGGAGATTCGAAGATTCGAAAAATTACCTACTCTTAAAGCTACTCAATTTTTAAGGACTTGTTATCTATGAGAGGTTCGATGATACATATGACTGGAATGTCAAAAGTGCTTGCGAACTTGAAGAGGTCTAACCTTACTACGGCTGCCGGTGTAGAAAGAGGTTTGAAGGATGCCGGATTATTCCTTCAACGGGAAAGCCAAAAAATTTGTCCTATAGATTTGGATAACTTACGACCCTCAGCGAGAACAGATTCTAAAGGTAAAGGATTTAATACTGATGTGATAGTACATTATGGAGTAGGTGCTAATTATGCGGTGTATGTTCATGAGGATTTACAAGCTAAACATAAGCCAGGAAAACAGGCTAAATATTTGGAACAGCCGGCTCGTGAAAAGAAGAGTGAAATGATTGAAATAATAAGACAGGAAGCACAGAGATAGATAATGTCTGCCAGTTATAATCATAAAAATAATAGACCGAGTAGATACAAGATTTTCAATTTACAGTGTGGTTGGCGTTTGAAGGTGTGGGATAATGATTGATT